CGCACAGTTGGCGCGGGCCTGCGCTGCGGTGCAGTAGAACTGCTCCAGCTTGAAATCGACCTGAAGGACATACCAGAATATCAGGCGCTCGAACGCTGCGTTGTGCGCGTACACTAGCCCCTTGTGGTCTTTGACGGCTTGCGGGAAAGGCTCACTGGGGAGCCACGTCCGCACGTCTTCGTCATCAAATGCGTATGACATACATAGCACGTCGGTGCTGGCGTCCTGCGCGTAATTGTACACGCCGCGGCTGCGAAGGTCGCAACGGCTCCGTGTTTCGAAATCGCACCATAATTTAGACATAGAAGTTCTCACTCTTCCGCTACTTGCCGGAGCGCGGTGGCGCGCCCCGGCTTTCGCACCCTGTTATACTACGCGACGACGACGACGCGCACCATCAGCGGCTTCAGCTTCAGCGGCGACTTCCAACTCCGCGTCATCTGCTTCTTTAGCCGATGCGGTGTCCATCGACACCCAATCGGTAATATTAAAGATAGGCGTATAAATGCGCCCATAGGTCTTGTGCTGGTAATGCTCAGACGTCAGTGTGAGCAATGGCACAGGCTTAGTCTGGTCCTTGTCCACCTGATCGGCGATGGCAACGGCCAACGCCTGCACTGCACGCTTGCCGCCGACTGATGTAGCCGTGAAGCGCGCCTGCATATCCTTGTCTTCACCGTTCGTGCAAACCAGCATCATGCCGACCTGCATTTCCCATCCGCGCGTTGCGCCTGATGGCGCTGGTTCTAACTCTGGCAGCGGCTCTGACACCGGAACCAGCTTCTCAGCCAGCACTTCGCCGTTACCCCACGCAATATAGCCGTGAACGAACGAGAACGGATTGGCTGCCCACAGGCTGCCTTCTTCTACTTCGGTCTGGTCAGCACCGAAAACCCAATGGCCTGTCTTGTCCATCTTCAAGATGACTGTGCCGCCCGGCCCGACTTCGGACTGGATGGAGCGCAGCGCACCAGAGAGAGATTGGACGGATGGCAAACCAGCGCCACCAAAAGTTGTGATATTCGACATTGTATTGTACCTTTTCTGTTACTGGATTTTAGACATAGCTTTGGTAAGCGTTTGCCCGATTTGCAAAACCGCTGGCCGGGGATCATTTTCCGGCGCAAGGGTAGAGCCTGTGGAGACAGCGACAACTAAGTCCGCTGGCAATTCTATTTTGGCTTTCTTCAAAGCCTTTTCCGCTTGGGCTGGCGACAGCGGCTTGGGGTCGCCCCATGCTTCTACACCAACACCTGTTAGGAAGGCTACAGCCTTATCCTCATTTGTCCACTGTCTTGTGGCGCGTTTATTGACCAGCTTCCAGCCGGGGACTTTATGGCCTTCTTCCAGAAGCCCGTGCGCCATCTGCTGCAAGTCTTTGATGAACCCTTCAATCAGCGGCGCCTGCTCCAGATAGTGTGCAATCTGGTCAATCGGCAGTGCGTCAATCTTGGCTTTCAGTGCGCGGTCTACAGCGCCTGTCATGACAGGACAGATAGGCTTGGCCGCGCACCACTTGCAATGGTCGCCTGACGCCAACGGCGCGTCTGGCCGCGCAGCAATCTTAACGGCAGCGGCAAGTTCTTTCTCGAACGCATCAACGCGGGCAAGGTCTGTCACCCAACGCTTGACGTAGGGCGGCTGCACAATAATCAGTTCGACTTCTTTTGCGCCTTTGAAAGCCCAAGCCGTATCCGCCGTGCGTTTAGCCGCCGCAGCGTAGAAGAGTAGCTGGCTGTTCTCCTCGACTTCGACAGCCACGCCATCGCCAAACTTCCAATCCAGAACGACCGCTCTATCACCAATGCGACCAAGAAGATCGGTAGAACCAAAAACGTCAGGCAGAAAATCACCAAAACCAACCCGGCTTTCAACCGCATATTCCATCTCCCCCTTGGGGTCTATCTCGTCCAGCGCACGCAGCGCAGGTATCAGCTTGTCATCGACCAGTGCTTCAGTCAGCACGGTCTTCTCGTAAGTCGTGCCGACCATGCTGTACGGGTCAAGGTCACGCTCTAATATAGATGCTATAGTGTCGTGCAGGAGCGTGCCTTCGTCGGCGTAGCTGCTGCTGGGCTTTGGCGGAACGCTATCCACCAGCGCAACGCTGCCGGGGCAGGCGATGACGCGTTTGGCGGTCGAACCGCCGACTATCTTACTATGCTGCATACTGAACCTTCCTTTACTGTTTGAGCGGCCATAATACATACAACAAAATTTGATGCAACCCTTGAAATGCAAAAAATTTTGTAGTAGCCTTTTTGCATGACTGAGAAAGAAATAGAGCGGTATTTCTGTAAACGTGTGCGGGCAGCGGGCGGTTTTGCCTATAAGTTCCGCAGCATTACGCAGATCGGCGTCGCCGACCGCATCGCCTGTATGCCTAACGGTGAGGCTTGGTTCGTAGAACTGAAGCAGCCTAACGGCAGGCTGTCTGCGTTGCAGCGTATCTTTTCTGATGAGATGACGCACACCAAGCAGCACTACGCGTGCTTGTGGTCTAAAGAGGATGTGGACGCATGGCTCAAACGCTTCAGCTAAGGCCGTACCAGCAAGAGGCTGCGTCGTTTCTGTACGAGCGTGACCGCGCCATGATCCTTGCGCCTGTCGGCGCGGGCAAGACGGCCATTACCCTGACGGCGATGGATGAAATGCTGCGCGACGGCCATGTCAAACGCTGGCTGGTGGTAGCGCCGAAGCGCGTCTGTACGGATGTGTGGCCGGTGGAAGCACCGAAGTGGTCTGGCATCACTCCGGCGCTGGCTGTCGGCACACCAGCGCAAAGGGTGGATGCGTTACGAAGTGATGCCAGTGTTGTCGTTATTAACTACGACAATCTGGATAAGCTAGAGGATTTATCCAGCTTTGACGGAATTGTGTTCGACGAACTGACGCGACTGAAGAACCCTAGCGGCAAACGCTTCAAGGCGCTGGACAAGCTGTTGGCTAACGTCAAGGTGCGCTGGGGTTTGACCGGATCGTTCACGTCGAACGGGCTGGAGGATGTCTTCGGCCAGTGCAAGATCATTGACCAGACGCTGCTGGGCCGTGCCAAGGGTGCGTTCATGCAGCAGTATTTCATATGCACCAACCGCGACTTCGGCCAGTGGGTTCCCGCAGCCGGCGCGCTAGAGCAAGTCATGCAGCGCATCCGCCCTGCGACGTTCGTGCTGGAGCCGGGCGAGTATAAGGACAAGCTGCCGCCCTGTCATGTTAACGAAGTGCGGGTTCCGTTAACAGATCGTAAGCCATATGATGAAATGAAGCGTCATTATGTAACACGTTTTGGCGACGACCAGATCGTAGCGCAGAACGCCGCGTCGGTGACAACCAAGCTGCAACAGATGGCGTCAGGCTTTGTCTACAACCGCGACGCTGGCACGCCGTCTATCTGGTTCAGCAGCCACAAGTTTGATCGGCTGGAAGAACTGCTGGCGGAGAACCAGCGTGCGAATACCATCGTCGCCTACACCTATCAGGAAGAGTTGGCGGAACTGAAGCGCCGCTTCCCGCACGCAAAGACAATGGACGACGACAACGTCATCGAACACTGGAACGCAGGGCAGGTCGAATTGCTGTTGGCCCACCCTAAGTCGGCAGGCCACGGCCTGAACCTACAGCATGGCGGATGCCACATGGTGTTCCTGTCGCTGCCTTGGTCGCTGGAACTGTACGAGCAGACGGTCGGGCGCCTGCACCGCAGCGGCCAGACGAAGGACGTGTGGGTCTATGTGATGCTGACTGAAAAAAGTATTGACGAACGTATATGGGCGGCGCTGCACGACAAGCGTGCGGTGTCCGACATAGCCTTAGAGGAATTGAAAAATGAGTAAACTAAACTGGCGGTCGATGATCGCGGTGCTGTCCGACCTTACGGAAGAGCAGCTAAAGGACGCGCTGGACGCGGAACTGAAGACGCACAAACGACCGGCCATCGCCCGGCGGCTGCACCAGCGTTACTCTGCGATGCGGACGGCGCGGGAGCGCGTCGAACTTTTGAAAGGGCTGAAGAAATGATAGATGACAAGAGCGATGCTGGGTCGTGGGCAGAAGCGATGGCGTTCAAGGACGCGGTCAACCCTGACCATTACAAGGCGGGCGGGATAGAAGCTATCGATTACATTCAAGCCAAGCTATCGCCAGAAGAGTTTGCCGGTTACTGCCGCGGCAACGCCCTGAAATATGTCAGTCGTGCTGGACGCAAGGACGCGGTCGGTCAAGAGGTACGCAAAGCTATTTGGTATCTGGAGCGGTGGCGGGACAGTCTTGTTCGCACAGACAAATAAAGCGGCTGTTGTGTGCTTCGACTTCAGCTACCGTTTCAGGCGTGTCTTGCGTAGCGTCGTAGGTAATGGGTTTGGCGATAGCGCAATAGCTATTTACGGGAACGGTCGAAACGGTCGCGCAGCCGCTCGTCACGCTCAGGATCAGGAATAGCAACGGCAGCTTCGCCCAGTTCGATTTGCCTGTTAATTGCATCGTTCGCTTCCTTGATGGCTTCTTGACGCCCTTGCTGTTTCCAGCGGCGTTCTGCCCAAGCACCCAACAGCTTGTCTAGAACACCCAGCAAGAGCGTCAGAAACTTCATTATTCTGCGGGCTTAACTACAGATTTTTTGCTTACAACAGACCACACAGCAACGCCGATGGTCGCTATAGCCCCAGCCAATGCTTCAGCCGTTGCACCGTCGATGAGACCTTTTCCTGCCAGATAGCCAAAGCCAGCCGCAGCAACTGTACGAACGATCCCAAATAATTGATCCTTATTCATGTCATTTTCCTTTCGGATAGGACTTCCAAGGCAGTTCCCAATGCGGGCCATCCTTGAACGTCCGCCAATCGCCGCCCCACTGGAGCGGCACTTTTTCAGCCGCCGCAGCGGCCTTCACAATCTTGGCTAGCCGATGATAGAGCGGCCAGTCCCAAGATACTTTACCGTCGATCAGCGGTGCTAAATCGACAGCGTGTCCTGTAATGTGACGTGAGTTCATCGTCTTCGACGCGCCCTGCTTGACTAACTGCGTCTGGCGCGCGACGGTACGCAAGCCTTCTAGCACCGTGAAGTCAAGGTCCGACATTGCAGCGGCTTTCTTGACAACGCGGACAAGGTCTGGATGCACGCCCTCAAGCCGCGACAGTGACCGCGTGCCAAGGACGATGCTCATGCACCAGCCTTTATCAGTATGCCGATTAGCAGCAGAATGATCGTACCGGCCACAGACATACCTATGGTTTCAAGACGCTTCAACCGCGCGCAGATACTCTCATACCGGAACGCGCAGACCTGTTCGTGCGTGTTGAGTTGTGCTTGGGTCTGGTCGATAGAAGACATGGATTAGCGCCTCATCATGTTATTGTTTTGAGGTTCACGGCCTGTCTGCACACCGATCATCTGTAGTATACGCAGCGCCTCTGGCGACATATTCTCAAGAATATTGATGCTGCGCTGGCCTGCGGGTACGTAACCCAGCAGCGCGCTTGCACCTTCAGGCGTGGCGAAACCGCGCTCCAACGCTTGAACACTACGCGGGCCGAAAAACTTTTGCTCTGCCAATATTGCAGGGCGCTCTACAAAACTGCCAAGCCCAAACGGTACACTACGGCCAAACTCAGCCATAATGTTTACAGGCGGTTCCATTATGTTGGCCGCGCGCGCTTGCGCTCCGGAAGTCATACGGTTTTTAATGAACGTCGCTGTGCCTAAGTCGCTGGCGACATCTTGCAACGCCGGCATCCGTGAAGGGCCTTCGGGGATAGCAGTAGGGCGCGGCTGCCCTAGCCGGACAGGACCGGGCATTTCAAGCGCCTTTGGTCCTAACGCATCTGCAATACTGTCGCGGCCCTTACCAAAAAACCGCTCAACAATATCTGTGCGGTCGCCGCGCATTAGCCGCTGGTACTGTTCCGGCTGGTCTACCGCCAATTTGCGGGCAAAATCTGACAGTTCAATACGCCGCGCTTCGTCCATGCCTGTCGAAAACGTATTAAAATATTCTTGCCACCGCTTCCCGCCGGCTGTTTTTATTGCGTCATCTACCAGCGGGCGGAAGGCGCCTACAACTTCAGCGGTGCGTTTGCGAATAGCATCTGGCGTGCGGCCTGACAGTAGCCGCTCAACAATGCCGCCAGCGTCTTTACGCAGTTCGTACAGATCAAAGGCATCTAAGATGCCGTTGTTTTGCTGCGCGAGGCTGTCAACTTGGTCCGCGAAGCCGGTCAATATGCCTGCTTTTTCAGGGTTAGCGCGCTCCACCGCCGCCATCTGACGCAAACGGCCCGAAAGAACATTTGGGTCTAATGGTTGAACACCTGCGGCGCTCATGTCAGCTAAACGCTGTTCCGCGGAACGGGCTACTGCACCAGCTTCAAGGCTACGTTCAGCAGCTTCGCCACCGAAGCGTTCCAAACCGGCGACAATCTCACGCTGCCGTTTTATATCGGCAGGTAAACGCAAACCACTTTCACGGATAAGATTTGCACTTCTGGCGTTCGCCGCGAGAAGACGCCGCGCGTCGTCCGTTTCAGCCGACGCAAGTTGACGGGCTGCTGCCGCTTCTTGCTGCGCGGCCATTGCGTTACGCGTGTTGACGTTGACGCCTTCTAGCGTTTCACGCATAATCGGCACTGCTTGCTCAGATGTAACTGCCCGCTGGGTGCTTGCGGCCCGCTTGCTGGCTTCGCGTGAACCGCCGCCAGCAGCAGCGTCCAGCGTAGCTTGCATAGCCGCTTCTTGCCCGCGTGCGATGTCATCCAGCACGCCTGTCCCGCTACCTGATTTAGCTACAAGTTCGCCTGTGGCAAAAAAAGTATCTGCGTCGATGCCGATGCGCGCAAGAATTTGTGCTGGCGTACCTTTACCACCTTTACGAAACGCCTCGCGGGCGGCTTCAACATTAGAGCCTAACGCCTGACGGAAAATACGAGCCGCGCGCGTTTCTCCTACGCGGCCTTTAAGCATATCCCATACAGGGCCGGCGCCGTAACGTCCGACTAGCGGGATCATAGCGACCGCCGCGCCCACAGCGCCGCCTTCGTCAAGTTGCTGGTCTAAGACGGCGGATGTCGCAACGCCCGCAGTAGCCCCACCAGCTATACGCAATGCTGCGTCCACAGCACGGGCTAAGGGTTTTGTAGTTTGGACACCTGTTGCAAAACCGCTAGTCGTCAAGGCGGTTGTGACCGGCGCTATTTTTGGTATCACTTTACCAGCTAACTGCAAAGGTTTGGCAGCCGCGGTAGCCGGCGCCACTAGACCTATGATCTGCCCGCCGACGCGCCCCGTCTCTGCCGTTTTCGGATTAGTGCGTACAAACGGCTGGTACGTAGACAGACTTTTATTTAGCTCGCGTTCAGATGCGCGGCGCAGGCGGCCACCTAAATCGGTCGCGCCAGCATATTCAAGTCCTTCGCCGATTAAACGTCCGGTGCCAAAGATAGCTTCGTCTATCCCCCGCGTCAGACCCATACCAAAGGTTTCAACTTTACCTAGCGCGCCTTCTTTTGGCTTGCGCGATGAACCGCGGGCTTCAGGATATGCCTTTATCACCGCCGCTTCGACTTGCGCCTGCGTAGACCCTACGGGTGCCTTAACCCTATACTTTTTACCGTTTGGGGCTTCGACTAAAAAAGTTTTTTGTGTGGGTGCCATTATTCGTCCACTTCCGTCACGGTAAATCCGCCTGCTTTGCGCCCGCCTTTAGTAGGTGTGCGCGGCTGCGAACTGGTTACAGGTGGTTTCCAATCTTTCCCTAAGCGATACCCGTAGCTTTGGCGGTAACGGTTTACTAATCGGTCGCGCACTTGCTTTAGTCGCTCTTCGTATATGCGTAGGCTTTCAAAAAAGTCTTCTTCATTTTGTGCTTGGCCTAAAGCACCTATGCTTTCCTTAAGCAAACGGATGTCTGCGTCAGAGACGTTGCCTAACGCGCCGCCCGTAGGTGAGTTGATCCGCATTTCTTGAAGGGCATCAAAAGTAGCTGACGCAACCAAAGTATCATATATCTGTTGCGCGCCGCGCGCGCGACCAAAATTAGGTGTGAACGCGTCTAGCGGGCCTATGACGCGTCTCGCCGCTGGGTGCGCTATAAAGCGTTTAATATCCGATAGGCGGTTATTGACTGTCGTATACGCGGCGTCGAATTGCGATTGCGCGTCGGAGAACGACGCGTCTTTTTCGGCCCGAAGTTGAGCGGTTTTGGTTTTGCCAGCAATTACTGGTTCAGCCCCAACGCGAACGTCTTGTTTGCCGCCTTCTTCCGCTGCCGCCTGACCACGTATAATGTTTGGTGAAACCTGCGCCGATCCGGGGTACGGTGCCATATTTGGGTTGCGGCCTTTAACTTGCTGACCAACCTGATATTGCGCCAGCGTCTGTTCCATAGGCGGCGCGCCACGCAGGCCAGCGGTCTGTGACTGCGGCGCTGGTCCACGCAGATCAGCAAACTGCGATTGGGGGCGCTGACCCATTCCGTCGGGTTGCAGCGTAATGTTATTGGCCCGGATCATATCCATGAACGGCTGCTTGTTCTGCTCTGGCGCCAACGCCATAAGCTGATCAAAGTCCGCCTGCGCCATCATGCCCGTCTTAACCGCAGTGTCAACAATCTGCTGCGCCACTTCAGGTGTCATCTGCACGGCGCCTGCGCCGGCCATACCGCCGCGCGTAAAGGACGCCGGCGACGTAGGCATACCAGAAGGAATGTTACGTGGGTCCATTCCTTGGTCCATCAGGTCTTGCGGTGTTGTGTTAGCGCCGCGCGTCGCGCGCATTGATGTGCCTGCTGCGGCGGTCGGCGTTGCAGGCGGAACCGATTGTGGGCGTGCCATGTCAGGTTGGTCAGTGATGACGCCAGCGCGTATCTTGGCAGGGTCAAAACCGCCTTGGTCTATAATGATTAAGTTACCGTTCGCATCAAACTCGCTCTTCGATGTACGCTGCGGGATGTTCTTGTCGATATACTTGTCAGCTTCAGTGATGAGGTAGTTCATGATGTCGGGGTTAAACGTAGGCGCGACTTGGCGGATGGTAGCGCCAAGCTGCGGGTCCGTGGCTTCCACCATATCCACCCAGCTTTGATAGCCTTCTTCGGAACGGGAGCCTAAAACAGCCACACCGATATTGCGAAGACGTTTCATGTCGTTGACCATAAACGACTGGTCTTTTTCGCGCATAGACGCCTGTTGCGTCTGTATCGCGCGGTCTTCGCCGGCGCGCGCAAAATCCATCTCCTGACGTATGCGCTGGCCTTGAAGTTGCGCCGCCTCCGCCTGCCGCGCCATGTTCATCATGTTCGCAAACTGCGCGGTTTGACGCGAAGGATCAGCAATCTGTGGGTTACGCGCTTGAAGGGCTATCATTTGGTTTGGCATATCATTAACCTCTTGGAATACCCGGCAGATAGTTGCCGGTACTGGAGCCGAAAGCGTTCCCCGGAGAAACGCTGCCGCCGCCCGGCGAACCGCCGCCGTAATAGTTTATCATAGCGTTCTGCATTGGTATCTGCGACGCAATAGAACCAATCTGGCCCAGCGCGCCTGACAGCGCGTTAGCCTGACCGATGTAACCTGACGCGCGGGCTTGCCCTGCGTTGTACAGGTTCGACGCTTCGTTCTGGCCCATCTGTCCAGCCGCACCCGTAAGCACGTTAGCCGCCGATTGGCCCGAACCCATCAGCGATTGCAGCGGGTTAAGGCGCGCCGACCGCTCGACTTGGAAACGATTAAATGCGTTCTGGTACTCTTGGCTTGCCAAGTCCTGACCGAAACGCTGGATACCCTTCATGGTGCTGCCCGACATGAGATTGCCGCGTGCTGCTGCCGACCGTTCAAGCGCCTTCATGCCTTCCGATTGACGGAAGGCGTAGCCGGGGTCTTGTTGGAATTGATCGGTGCCAAAGGCTTTCGCCATGCTGCCGTAGCCGGCAGCGGTCTTGTCGCCGCCGATACCCAACAACTGCATAATCTCTTGCTGCGCGGTCATCCCGCCTTGGCGAAATGGCTCTTGCAGTTCGATCTGCTTCTGGAACATCCGCTCTTGGGCGGCGTTAGCATCTGCCGCCGCTTGCGCTTGGGTCTTAGCGGCGCTTTTAGCGCCCTTGGCGGCCATCGCGCCGCCGGCTACCGCCGCGGTCCCTGCGATCAATGCTGCTCCGACTACAGGTGCGATTGGCATTATCTTAACTCCATCCGGTAAATTCGGTAAAGTGTACCGAATGTCTCTATCATTTCATCGGTCTTTTGCATACCCCCTTGACGGGCGTAACGTATGACGTGTTTACTATCTGGCTCAATTTTAGTCCACAGCTTTTCCGTGCCGTGACTGCGCGCGTAATCTAGCATAGCCGTCCGCGCATCGTTCGCCCATTTACCCCTGCCTTCAGGCAGGATAAACGTATGTACTTCGCGGACGCCGGGTGACGTTTCATCCAATAGAAACCCGCCGTGTTCGCCCATCAAGAACCAGTTGCCCGGCATATCCACGAGTATCCGCGTGTCTATATCGCCGTCAACGCCGCCGCCGACATAGGGGCGCACTGAAGGATCGTTTACGACCTTGTTAATAAACGCAGTGTCGTAACTACGCTCCAGCATTAGCTAACCAGACGGCCTGACGCGCGGATGTTGATGGCCGACGCCGTGCCAGCGATTGTGCTGATGAAGCCATTGTTAGGTAGCACATGGCCGACCAGTTCAGGAAAGGTGTAAGTCTCAGACGGCTGGAGCGTTTTGGTCTTGACAATCAAGTTATCGTTGCCGGCGCTGCCCGCAGCCGAAATCAAGTTGACGCTGATCGTCGCAGCCGAGACGCTGTAGTTCGTCGCGGTAAACTTGTCGATGATCGTCTGCACGCCGTTCGACGTGTACTGCGTCGTCTGGCTGTTTTCCGCTGTCTTGGCGGGAATGATATTACTAATTGATACGGCCATTTATACCTCCAAGGAACTCACGTTGTCAGTCACGGTCAAAATAATTGATGGGACGGCTGGGTGAACAGCCGTGGCAGGGTCTGCGTGCAGCGACACGCCGGTGTTGTCTACTTCCCACATCAACTCAAAATAATCGCCTGCGTTCATCTGTAGCAGAAAGTTCCACGCTGCGACATCCTCAGTGTTGTTTCCTTGAATACGAACGACGGTCGCGCTGTTGGTTACGTCGGTGCCATTCTTGCGTAGCCACACCCAAACGCGGTGAGCGCCGCCGCCAGTGTTAATAAACTGCGCGGAAAATTGTATGTTGTAGATGTTAGAGCGGTCAACATAAATGCGCGACGTTGGTGTGCCGCGTGTGACGCCGTAAGTTATATCGGTGGCGTTAAACGTCATGGCATAGGCCGTGTTAATGACAGCGGCGGTCTGATCGGTCGTGTCGTAGAACGAGCCATAGCGCGGCGAGATAAATTCTTTTGGTGGCGGCGCTAATGCCAGCGCCTGAAGCTGCGTCTGAATGACCGCGATTTCGCTTTCCGACGCGGCAGGCGGTGCGCTGGCGGTAGCTTGCGCGAGGCTGTTTACCTTAGCGTCTACATCTGCCGTCGCGCTGCAACAGTCAGGCGCGCTCTCTGTGGTCTGCGCCAGCGACTCCAGCATAGCGTCGTAGGACGCTATCAGCGATGTAGCGTCAGGCGCTAACTCGATTTCATCTTGGTTGGTCTGCGTCGCAGTCAACAGCGATAGAAAGAACCGATACCATTCACGGCTGATAGCGCCTGACCGCGGGTCGATCAGATCGACGCGCGGCGGCGTTAACTGTGTAGGGTTAATCGGTGAAAGCGCCATTAGGCCCGCGTCCCTGACAGCAGCAGTTCAGCACCCATGATGTAGATGCGTACAGGATCAGTCCCTGACGCCTCGTAGACGCGGTCGCGTATCTTCAGTGTCGCACCAAGGCGGCGCCAGATCGTGCGGTAGCCAGACCGGCCAATCTGCCCCATCGACTTCCAGTGTTCGTTCGACCATGTGTGACCGCCATCGTCGGACCAACGCAGCATCACTTGCGGATTGCTGCCTTGGCCGTTGTTCAGACCAACGCCTGTCTCGCAGTCAAGCTGCATGGAGTGCTGGATAGTACGGGCGAGGTTGTTAGCGCCTGTCGGCAGCGCCCGCCACGACCGCAGCCATTTCTGCGGTTGACCGTCGTCAGCGTACACGTTCAGGTCAAACTCGTAAATCTTGCCGTTCTGGTAGTCGCCGACAACGGTAGTGCTGTTGAAGAACATTTGGCTGCTGGCGCGGTGACGGTTAAACTCGCCGTTAACAAACGACGCACGCTCATGCCATGCGCCAGTAGCGACGTCGTACACCCATGTCGTGTCGGCGCTAGGGAAGTTCAGCACGTAGAAGCTGTGGCCGTCCTGCTGGTATGTGTAGCCTGTAGCGTCCGAGATGTCGGCGTACTCTTGCATCTGCCATTCGATAGCGTGCGTTGACACGCGCTGACCGATGTAGCCAGCAGCGCGGTAGACGATGCCTTGACCGCGGGCGTCCTTGCCCAGCCAGTAGACTTGGTTGTCCATCTTGGCGACGCTGTACGGCGCCGCGCAGCCCAGTTCGTTAAACGCGCCTTGGATACGCGTCAGCGGGAAGTCGAGCAGCCCTGCGTCGTACCAAACTTCGGTCGAGTTGGTACCAAACACCCAGACTTCGCGGTGGTCCACAAAGATAGCAACCACATTGTCAGGATTGCCTTCGGCGCTGGCAAACTCCAGCGGGTCAACGCTGGTGCCGTCAAGCAGCGACGTCACCCAAATCTTCTGGCTATTCGGTTCGTTGAACACAAAATAGCCGTCGATGTATCCAACCGTACCCGCGCCGGGGAAGTCAGGGTCGGTGATCTGCTGGAACACGTCAGTGTTGGCGTTGTAGATGTAGCCCTGCGGGTTGGCGGCTATGAATAGCTGCGTGCCGTTGTCGGCCATGCTGACAGGGCCAGTGCCGCCTACAGTGCCTTTGGCGACCGCGTTCCAGTTGCTGTCGATCTGAAACAGCGTTGGGCCAGACACGGCGTAGCCGTAGTCGCCATACGTCCACAGCCCGCGGATAGGTCCGATGCCGACCGTAGCCAGACGGGTTAGCCCCGGCGCGCGCTGAAGAAAGGCAGGCTCTTTGCCGCCTTCCGGCACGATCTCTGGAAAGAGGTTGACCATACGGTTGTCTGCGGCGTTGACGCTTCTTGCGACATACGCCGACCCAAGGATCGGCGTCTTCATCAGTAGTTGCCCGCGAAGATGTTAAACCGCTGACGCGTCGCCACGATGCTGTATGGCATCGACATGATGTCGTCAGGGTTGTTGATGCGCTTCAGGTTGCGCTTCGATGCCATAGCCAGACGCGATACCTGCGGTGACGGCTCTACGCCAAACTCAGGTGCCATCTCGCACGCCAAGTTGTAACGGAACGCACGCAGATAGCCGGGCGGGAAATGCAGTGTGGTCGCCAGCGTTGCAGGCTGGGTCAGTTCTTCGACCGAAATGAAGTGCCATTCCAGTTCGCGCGTAGGGCGCGGATAGATGTACATTTCGATGTCGGGGAACGTCATGTTGACGAAAATAACCTGCGGGTAGGTAGACGTCACGGTCTTGACCGCGATACCGTTATACTGCTGCTGGTTAATAAATTTGATGCCGTAGCTGACGCCAGTGCCGGGGTCGCGGAAGTACGTCGAGTCCTCAAGCAGCACAGGGCGGTTGCCGATGAAGTCGCCAGAAGGGCCAAGCGTGCGCGACAACTGACCGGCAGGCCACATGAATACTTGGTCTTGCGTTGCGTAGACCGCGAGGCGCTCAGTGTTCCAGCTATCAATCATCTGGTTCATGGCGCGCAGTGCGTCTTGCGACGTTTCAGCCGATGGAACTTC